TATTATTTATCCAAGTAGTAATTTCATCAACAGTTTGTTTAATCGTAGGTCATAACTGTTCTCATAATTGTATCATAAATCAATCTATTGCTGATTGCATCTTAATTATACTACCTCACAAATTATCCTCCATAGTTGTAGCCATTTTTGAAGCTGCTCAGTTTGCTCATTCTAATTCTTTTGTGTATTCTCATATTTTTTCACTTCAAGCAGCTAACATTATATTCATCTCCTGCATTGCCTCTGCTCAAAATATTGTTACTAATATATTTTGTTTTTGTTTATCAGTCATTCATTCCATTCAAACCTCTAACTGTCTTATTAATTCTTTCATACCTACAAATTTTCAAGTAACATCAAACGCTTGTAATCATACAGCTTTCATAGCTTCTTCCATATCTCAAGTAGGATTTTTTGCTAATCTTGTCATAGATGTACTCAAAGCCCTAGTAGCTAAACTACCTTGTAATCAAGCATTTCACATTATTCATATAACCGCTGAAGCCTCTTCAAGTGAAATTCACATCGCAGCTGCACTTGGTGCTAAATATTTAAATGCTTCTCATAATTGTCTTATATCTGTATTTGCTGTCGCTGCTGTTAAAGCCAATACATCTGCAACCCTACTTGATTCTTCTGCTTGTAATCTAAATCAAGTCAAAACATTACTCATAATATCTGCTGATTCTCATAACTCCAAAGCTCAAGCAGCTGCTAAACTTAAACTTGAAGGCAATGCTTCCATAATCTGAACTGTATTAAATCAAGCCATTCATAAAAATTTCATAGCGTCAGTTGCTTCCTTTGCTGTAAATTTAGTTGTACTTCCCATTTCCATTGCTAAATCTTTTAACCTAGCCATTTCATCTCATGTTGCTCTTGTTATAGCTTCAACATGTGATAATCATCTTTCAAATTCTATAAACCTATCAACTGACTTTTTCATCACATATCAAATAGATGTTCAAATTCAAACTAAAGCTGTTCACCATTTTTGTAAACTTTTAGTCTGCTTCTCTGATTTTTTTGTAACCTTATCCATTTCTTTTCAAACATTTTGAAAAACCCTACTTGCTTTATCTACAGCTGTTAATTCAAAAGTTACTTTATTTCCAGTTGCCATTATTGTTTTGTGATTTTTTAAAATTAATTTCTTTTTCTTTATTCTTATAATTTATGATTGAAGTTAATATATGAACATCCCTAAAACTTAATTCTTCCATATCTCTTTTTGTCCAATTGAATTCTTTTGCAAAAGTATAGAACTGTATATAATAATAAACCTCGCTAATATACTCTTTTGGTTTAACTCATCATAATCCTTTTATTACCTCCTTTAGGATGTTCACAGTTTTTTTTTATCCTGTTCTACATCAAAAGATATTTTTTCTGCAATTTCTTTGACATATTTTACAGGCAAATTTTCTACATTTTCTTTTGTTATTTCTTCCTCAAAACTCCAATCCTCAATTATATTGAAACATAATTTTCACATTTCTGTAATATCTCATTTTATAAGATTCTCCCTATTCACTCAGTTAAAAAATTTTATAGTAATATCTTTTTTTATTTTTATTCGTCGCTCTTTTCACTCTTTATTGGTTCAAGTGATTTTAAAAATTTCAGTAAGTTCGCTAATTTTCATTTGTAAATAAATAAGTAAATAAATAAATAATAAATTATGCTGTATAAACTGTCCCAGCACTTGCATTCCTTACTTTTATTCTGATAGCTCTTGTATCTGTTGCGTCATAGTAGCAGGTTCATTCAAGAGTTACTGCATAAAGTTCGTCTGTTCATGTAGGCATTTCATAAGTTGTCCATCTTAAATCTGATAACTCAATTAATACTCTATATTTATATTCGTTTGTATCTGTTGCACTTATAATTGTATTATTTTGTATGGTGATTTCACATGCTCTTCTTGTTTGTCTTAAATATTGGTCTAACTCTTCTCTATTCTCAAAATATTTAGTAAATTTTAATGTTGCTCTTGCTCATTTTTCTCATATAACACTAGGTCATTGTTTTGTACTTCAATATCTTTCTTCAAGATTATTCTCCATAGTAAACTCCCAATCCTCAATATTTTCTTCTGATGCACTTGAAGCTGCTGTTAAGTTAGCACCAAATTTAAAATCACATTGATGAAATGTAAAAAACTGAGGAGCTACATAACTTGGTGTCAAAGGTGCTAATGCTACTTTTCAATTATTTGCTACTGTATAACTGTTTCATAAAGTTCAAATTTGTATAGTTTTATTTGCTGTTGAAATACTTGCGATTGCGTCTGCTTCACTTTGAGGTGTTTCATCATATATATTAACAGTATCAGAAGTTGTTAATCAATCAACATCCTCCAAACTTATATCAACTGATGCTCAAGCAGCTGCATCACTTATCATATCCCGTTTACTTTTTAATCAATATGCTTTAAAATTACTAGCCATATTTATTTTTCAATCACTTGCACTTAAAGTAAAACTATCAACCATAACTCAAAACGCTCTATTAATTATATAGTTTTGTAAATTGTTTGTTGAATCACTTATATTTCATTTTCATTGTTCCCAAGTATAACTTGGTAATGTATTTGCTACTGTTAATGTATGCTCATAAACTGAAGTATCTGTTCCAGAACTTACATCAGCACTTGAGATGGTTCATAAAGCAGGATACATTATATAAGGAGCATTTAAAGCCTCTAAATCAAAATTGAAAGCTCAAGCCACTGCTTGTTTTCATGCTATTGGGTACAAAGGACCCCACCTGTTATTTTGTATAGGATTGTTTTCTATATTTTCTTGATTAAACATAAAATCTCAATCAATGTATCTAACGAAATGAGAAGGTGTCACTCATGTTCATTTTGTTCATTCAATTTTTGTTGCTAAGTATCATAGTCTTGTTGATGCCATTTTTTTTTAATAATTAAATAAAATAGATTATTTTTTCTTTTTATATGATTTTTTCACATATTCTTTACTAATATCTTCTTTTTTCTCCTTTATTTCTTCAAAGTTAGGATTTCTTAATAAATATAATCCCTTAATCTCACTCACAGTTATTTCCATTCCAGGCTCATACTCTCACATTCCTGTTATGGAAAATTTTTCATTTCAAATTACTTTTAATTTCATATCATTTTTTTAAATAATAAAATTATTCTCTATTTCCTATGACTGTCGCCTCAACAGTTGTGACAACTTCATAACTTGGAAACCCACGAGAATCATTAAATAAATAACTAATATTGGTTATTTTTGCTTGTTGACATGCATTATATCATCAGGTATAAGGAAGGGTCATGTTTCTTTGTATAACTCAACTTATAGTATAGTTTATTGTCTCATAACTATTATCAGTCTTTTCTGTTTTCTCTATAACATCCTGGACTGCATAAACCTTATTATACAAAGTAGGTGTAGTCTTATAAAAATCTTTTTGATTATATACTAATCTTATTTCTACAGTATGAATCTTCTCATCGTACTCAGAACCTCTTAATATATAATCAGTAGAAATTGGTTGTATTGTTAAAGCTGGAAGACTTTGTTCAGGGATTTGAACAGGGTCTCAGTAATAAACATTTATACCAGAAAGTGGTTGACTTGACTGTCCAGAAGCACTAGTCATCAACTCATATATTGCTTGAATAACTTTATCCATAAATAAATAAGTAAGTAAGTAAAGGAGTTATTATAATTGTTTTCAGAATACTCAAGTATTTTTATAAACTGCTTTTTGGAATTCTTTTTGTATCTTTTGTATTGTTTTATTATCAATATCAATTATCATCCTCTTAGGTAGTTTCTTTCATCATATCTGATGATACGCTGCGTAAGGTGCATTAAAAGTTAAAGTTCATTTTTTATTTGTTGATTTTATTGTCCTATTATCTTGTAAATTTCATGTCCGTCTCATTATTTGAGGTCTGTTTGGTTTCTTCGCATAATGTCAACGCTTGTCTGCTCTTGCTTTTAAAGTGCTTATACTTAATGGTTTCCAATTAGGTCACTTCTCTATTTTTTTTCATTTTTCTTTAAATATTTCATCTGTTCTTTTTGTTACAATTTCCATAACATTATACAAAGTTTTTCTCATATTCTTTATATTTGTTGTAACTATTCTCAAGTTTCTTGATACTTGTTTTTGTCATGTAACTGTAATTTTTATTTCCATTTTAATATGAGTCAGTAACAGTAAAATATCTATCGTCTTCACTTGCATTTCATATTGGATAACTTATTGGTTGCTCATCATCACTCAACGGCAATTCAGCATTATCAGTTCATATTAATTTTATGTTTCAATCCCTTATATCATCTAACAATTTAAATGCCTCATCAATTTTTTTATAACCATTCTTATCTCAATCCAATTCTTCTGCTCAAAAGGATCTAATTAAATAATATCAACTAGTTAATAAATTTTCTATTCTTATTAATAAGTTTTGTCATTCACTTCAACTCCAATAACTACTTGCTTCAAGTAAAGCAATATCATATTTATTTGCAACATATCAAATTACAACTCAATGAGCTTCTGTTAAATAAGTAGTTAATTCTGCGTCAGTTATGTCAGTATTATTTGTAAATCAACTTTCTCATCTTACTGTTGTTATAGTTGCGTATGCCATTTTTATTTAATTAATTAATTAAATTATTTCTTAAATCAATTTATTCAGTTTTCTAAAAAGTTTCTAAATGTTTTCAATATTACTCATAATATTTTACTTATAGCGTCCATTTCTTTAATTTTTTGTTTAGTTATTATAGATGTTATATTTCATATTATACTGTATCATTCACTCACAATAAACATGCTGAAAGTAAAGGTTACTAATAAAGTTAAATCAATTCAAGCTCATTTTCATACCAAAGCGACAGTTATAGGCACTAGTATTAATATAAGTTTGCTTAACACTCAAACCGCTCCTATCTTACTTGTTACATCCTTTCATAATCTTACACTTTTTATTATTCATGTAATAATATCTATAAAGATTAATACAGTTAAGATTGTTATTGTTTCTTGATTCAATCATAAATAAGTGCATAATCCTCAGAAACATAAATAAAAATAAAATTTAGTCTTTTCTATCATTATTATCATCTAACGTATATAAAAGTTTTTCTTGTATCATTATATTTATATTTTCTAATTCTTTATTAATCATTCTTGCCGTTTCATTACAATTAATACTTAATAATTTATATAACAAATCACTTAAATTATTTTCTATATGTAATAATTCGTTTAAACTTAAGTGTTCACAATATCTTTTTTCATATATCATATTATTATTTAAAATATAAATCTTATTTATTTAATCAAGTTTTTATTATTATTCAAGTATTAAAGTTCTTGTATATCTAACCGTACATCAATTGTTCTTCAAGATGAAGGACTCCAAGCACTTGCTGAAATTCTTGATCATACATTAAATATAAAATCAGTTGTATCTCAAGATCAAGATGCTTTATTCTTTTTAGATGAAAATATAGTTTTGGCGAAAAACGTTGATCCACTATCTGCTGAAAACCTTATTAATGTATTCTCTTCATTACTAGGTTGTAGTGTATATGATACAACTTTAAACGGTTTTGTTGCAGTTACTGCTGCTCTTAATTCTATATCACTTCCCCAATCTAAATCACCACATGCAACTTCTACTCATGTTAAATCTTCAGGATATATCATAATTGGAAATTCACCTTGTATATTTTGCCGATGATGATCTCCTACTTCATCATCTATATTTAATGTATTTTCGTGAAAAAACACATCATTAAAATGTTGACTATTTCAAGCATCTATATTTAATCATATTGTACATCCTCAAATATCAATATTGTTAAAGAAATTATTATCTGAATCAATATCAACTATTTGTATTCAATTTATACAAAAATGAGTATCTATTATTTTAAAATCACTAAACATAACTTTATTCAAATATAATCAAGTTGTATATGAAACGTTTCAAATTATTCTTATATCTTCAATTAATCATCAAATTAAAGCTCATCAAGATCAATCAAGTTCAATTCATTTTACCGCACCTGTGCAAGCAGATGAATTAAATCAACAGTTTCTAACTCTGAAAGCAGACTGTGTAAATATAACTCAATTACAAGTTCAAGTTTGTGGAAAAGCTAAATCTCTTATACTTGCTTGTCAAGTAAACTTTATAATTGAAGTTGCTGAGGCATGAGAATTTGTAATTATTGATCGTCTTCTGTGTATTCATTGCAATTCTAAGTTTGCACTCCAAGTTGGATCACCAGTAACATCTATATTATAAGTACCAGCTCATATTAAAATAAGCGTATTATCCTCAGCATCAGTTGATGCTGCATCTAATGCAGAATTAATAGTATTATATGCTTTTTCCCAAGAAGAACCATCTGAATCATCTCAATTTTTATTTACATACAAAGTTGCAGTAACTGGTCTTCAATTTGTAGGCATTCACAATAAAGCGTCTTTAAATTTTATAAAAGTCATTCTTTATCTATTAATATATAAATCGGTTTGTTCAATCACAATATAAACTAACACTATCATAATCTCAACTTATTACTGCTGTTGCTGATCAGTCAATTGTTTCTGCTCATTCAGTATCTATTGTAATATTATTAAGAGATGCATTTCATCAAGCATCTTTTACTATTACTATTCTTCAAGATGTTGTTTGTGCTGTTGGTAATGTTAGACTTGTTACTGCTGCAGTTGCTGTATATGTTACATTCAATATAAAATCTGTTGTTAATAAATCATAAATCGCAGTATTTACAGTTGTTATATTTCAAAATACTGCTCAAGGAAAACTTATATTTTGATTTAAAAAAGTCTGTGTAACTTCTGATTCACATTCATTATTTATCTTACCTCATCATAAAGGCGGATTTAATACAGTTCATCATGCTCAATCCTCTGTTAAATCTAATAAAGCTGGTGTTCTAATTACTGCAGGAGTTCAATTTACTGTACCGTTATTTCATTTTCAACTTGTATCTAACCAATCTGACGCTGTATTTCAATATCATTCATAATAACATATTAATCAATTTGTATTAGTAACTTTATTTCATGCTAATAATGTAGTCAAATTATTAGCTGTATAAGTACATACTTGTATATCTTTTATACTTCATTTCAACTGATAACTAGCATCATTTCAATATATACCAATTCTGTTTCATGTATCTACTGCATCAAGATTTCATGTAGCTGTTGCATCAACATCTGCTTGTAATACTCAATCAATATATAATAATAATCAATCAGTATTATTTTTAACTGCTACTACATGGGTCCATTTATTTAATGTTAATCATGAATCTGATTCAATATTATATCATGTTGATCAAATTGTTGCTTGTAGCCTAACTTTTCATCATGTTGAATTGAAAGATGCAATATATAAATAAAAATCATCTTGAGTTGTTAAAAAACAAGAATCAACATTTTCTTCTAAATTTACATAGAAAGATACTAATACATTATTATTAACAAACATATCAGAAGGTAATGATATATAATCATTACTTCAATCAAAATACATAGTTTTACTATGTCATTTAGTAAGATTATAATGTAAATTATCTTGTCAATTTACCCAAAAACTTGATAATGTCGCATTTGTAATTGTTCAATTATTTCAATTTCAAGAAATATCATAAACTATTGTTCAATTTCATTCTGACATTGGACAGTAACATTTTATTTTAGTTGTATCTATTATATCACTTCAATCTTTTACTGAAGCTAAATCTGCTGCAGTTAATGTTCATTTAGTTACTCTAAATCAATACATATCTCACTCATAAGGACTTGTACTTCAATCTGCCCTAGTTCAAACATAAACTGATCAAGTTACTGTTGGTGCTGTTGTTTGTGTGTCTGAATCAATAGATGAACCATCAACATATATTTGTGCTGTTCAAGACACTCTTATATAAGAAATATGGTATGCAGTTCAAACACTCATACCATGAGCTGCTGAAAGAGTGTTTTCTCAATTCATTATGACTCTTAAATTAGATACATCTTGATCAATTTGAAATAATCAACTTGCAATAGTAAATCATACTAAAGTTTGACTACTAGATGTTACATCAGCTGGTATCATCCAAAAATCTATACTAAAATCTCATGTACCAAAATCCCAGTCACTAGAATCAGCAAATACAATATTATCATCAGATCAATCAAAACTTATATAATTACTATTTAATGCTGTTGATGTAAATGGAATTACATCATCTGTGTATTTTTTACTAGAAAATGATTCATCTTGATAAATCATATTTGTTATATCTGTATATCAAGCCTCTCAATCTATTTTTAAAATATTATTTTTTAATGTTGATACTACTGTACTTTCACTTTCATTATTTATTTTTCATCATCATAAAGATGGATTTAATAATATTCATCATGCTGAATCTTCTTGTGTTCAGTCAATTAATCAAGGTATTCTTAATAATCAAGGTGTTCAATTTACTGTTCAATTATATCAATTTCAAGATAAATCTACCCAATCTTCATTAGTATTTCAATATCATGTTATATCTACTACTGCTAATTTTAAAATATCTTGTCTATTATGTAGATCTAAAACATCTGAACCAGTTAATTGTGAATCAAAAAATTTAACCTCTAAAATACTTCAATTAAAAGGATATAAAAATGCTCATGATGTTCTTGCTCATATTCTTCATATTTCAAAAGATCAATATGAACCAGTTACATCTTCAAGATATACTCAATTAACATAATATTTTACATTTGTACTTGTTGTTCTAATTGCTGCAATAGTTATTTCGTTTCAATCTCTAGTTATAGTATTAGTTGTTGAAGCATTTCAACTATCTCCTCTATATTCTAACTGATTAGAAGCATTAAATCTTAATCATGTATAATTAAGTGCTGTTGTGTTTCATATTAAAGATTCATCTGTTCAAGTTTCATGTGGTATTATTCTTAAAAATACACTATGATCATTTGCATTTAATGTTTTTTGTGAAGATAAATCTACAAAATCATCAACTCAATCAAAAAGCATAGCTTTTGTATGTCATTTATTTAGATTATAATGTATATTGTCTTGAGTTGTTCCCCAAAATGTAGATAATGTAGCGTCTGTTATTGTTCAATTATAACCATTTCAAGAAACATCATAAGATATTATTCATCATCATTCAGATAATGGATATCATATTGTTATACTATCATCAATAAATCATCAATTATTTATATTATATACTTCTGATTGAGTTAAAACTTTTGAATATATAAAGAAATTATAAATATTTCATGCAATATTTAATCAATCAGAACCTGCTGTATTTAATGCTCACACATATAAATTATAAGCACTAGCACAACTTCATGTCACATGACCAGATCATACTAATGTTTTTGTAACTGTTTGTTCAACTCAATTATAAAATATTTTACAACTATCATCTCATAATAATCAATCATAAGTTATTACTATATTATAATCAGTAGCAGTACTTAATGCTCAAGTTACAACATAATCTGTTCTTAATGTAGCATTTTGAAAAAATCTTAAAGATAATATTCATGTTCAAGATATTTCTGTCCATACTCATTGGTATCAACTTGCTCAAGCTCTTCCTCAAAAAAATGATTTACTTAATGCTGAGAATTTTGTATTAAATGATATTGTAAAAGCATCATCCCAATCAATTCATAATTGAGCTACTGTTTTATTAGTATCAATATAATCATTACTTCAATCAAAAGTACCACAATTTCATCAAGTTGCTGTAACTGTAAATGGTACTGAATTATCTATATATTCTTTATTTGTAAATGATTTATCTGCATAAACCATATCAGTTGTATTATTATACTTTGACTCTCATTCTACTGTTATTTCACTTAAATTTTCTCAAGGTTCTATTTTATCATCTGTGTTTACTTTAAACATATTAACAAACCCAGTTCAAGCATTATTTCCTCAAATTAAATCCTGGTCGTTTGCTAAAGAAATTCTATTTTGTATATCACTCATTTATTAATTGAATTAAAATGTAAAATTAAATATAATTTGCACTTACCATTAATCAAGTAGTAGGATCTCAAGCTCAAGTACTTGTAGTAGTACAAGCATAAGTAATAGCTGTTGAGAAATCCATTCACGCTCAATTAAAATCTATTACAGCATTACTTGCTGGTGGAATTGGTATAACAAATACTGGGTTTGTTACTCATACTGTTACACTTCAAGCTGCTGTATCAAATAATTGAACATAACTATTACTAGCATTTTGATTTTCAATTATAATTTGTCTTAATTGTCAAGATCCTGCTTTTAATACCTGTGCTGTATTATTTCAATCACTATCAAAAAAAGGAGTTGTTGCAGTTAATTGTCAAACTGATACCTCTAATTCATTACTTGTATTTACACTAGCCGTTTCAGTTCAATCTGTTATACTTATATATCAAGCTCTTCATACTGCGTCCATAGTAGGCATATCATTAGTACCGTCTGTTATATTAACATTTAATGCTTTCTTTGTACCGTCTGTTTCAATTACTGCTCAAGTTGTTCAATCATGTATTTCAGAAGGAACTGTTTTAACTGTTCAAGTTCATAAAGTCAAATCACTAGTTCAATCTGTTAATTTTGTAAATGGTGCATTTGTATTTAAACTTCAAGTTGGTGCCACTGTTCAATCTGCTCATATATTTTGAGTTGATAATACATGATCTGTTGTTGTTCTAGCTGTATCTGCATCACTTATCAAAGCTCTGTCATCAGTTGCTCAATTTTTTAATTCTACTGCTCATATTTCTATATCACCGCTCATCGCAACTTTTAATTTTCAATTTACATCTGTTTGTAATACTGTTGCATCTCAATCAGTGTAAGTTGTTGGACTAGCTCTATATTCTCATCATACTGCTAGCATCTTAGGTGTTGCAGGCATTGCTGAATCATCTGTTGGTACATTTACTCCTCATACTTGTTCAATATTATTTGATGAACTACTTGCTCAAGAAAAATTTGCTTTGTATAAATAAATAGTATCGATTAATATTCAAGTTAATGTGTTTGCACTAGCATTGAAAGTTACTACTACCGCTACATATTTAATTTGATACCAATTACATCAAGTACCTGTTTGACTTGTTTCTGAATCACAGTCAAAAGATAAATCATTCCACCCAGAAGTCAATGATGTTTCTGTATAAGTATTATAATTACTTGAATCTGTTCATATTAATAAACTAACACTAGCAACATTTGTTATACTTGAAAGATAACACATTAATTTGATTTTATGTATTCAGAAAATATTTCAATGTTTTCAATCTGCTCATCATATACTTTTATAAACTGTTCATGTTGTTCATGTTGTTCAACTCTTTGCAAAACTTAATGAATTTTGTCAAGTTTTATGAGTAGTACTAATCGCGATACTTGTTGTATCAGTTCAAGCTGTCCAACCTGTAATAGATTCACAATTGTCTAAATCCAATTGGTTTGAAATCTCCATTACTTTTGTAAAATTTCTATTATTTCCTGCCATTGATTGATTGATTAAAAATATAAAATAATTTTAAACTTTAGAAAAATAATGAACTCATTATCCTTCTATCTTTTTACAGAATTTTTTAAGAATATCAAAACCTGCGTTTTCTATTTGTAATTTTTGTCATTCTTCATAGTTGATTCAATTGTGTTTAACATTTTGCATGAACACATATTCAACCTTAATAATCTTTATTTTATTAACTATTTTAACTTCTTTCTTAGGTTGTTTTTTAACTGTTTTTATTTTCTTTTCTACTTTTTTTCATGTATTTTCTTTTTTAACAGTTTTTATCATATTAATTCATTAAAATGTAAAAGTGAGAGAGCCTAAGCCCTCTCTATAATTATGCTGGTGTTACTGATTCGAACGCATTGTTTGAAGCAGCAGGTGCTGCAACTTTAAACGCTGTTGAATCACTTGCACTAAAGTTAGTACAATTGAACACTCATGGATTTTTAAAATTGATTGTTCATTTTACCAATGAAGCTGCTGAAGTACATGCATTTGTTAATGCAGCTCATCAAGCTGAATCTACTGATGCCATGAAGTTACAATTATCAAATAAGTTTGTAAATAATACGTCAGTGTTTGCTGCAACTTTTACTAAAGAAGCTGTTGCAGAAGAACTTGATATTAAGAAATTACAATCTTTTAATATATTTGATTTAAATTCTTGTGAAGCTGTAACTTGGTCAATCAAAAATACAGTTCTTGCATCACTTGTTAATAATGTTTCTGTTCCGAATAAACATTCTCTATAAGTAGCCGAATCACTTCAAGCAACAAATTCATAAGTTGTTGTTCCTCATAAATTGTCTACTACTCAGAAAGTAAATGAACAATTTTCGAATACAGTTCATTCTCATCATTCCTGGAACACTGTCAAAGCTGCAGCATCTGTATCCTGTTGAATAAATTTAATATTTCTAAAAGAGTTTCTAGTTCATGTATTTTTCATTACATAAGCATCTCAAGCTCAATCAGTTGAAACGATTTTTGCTCATTGCTGAACTAATCTTCATCAACCGTCCATACCTATGAAATTAATTCTACTCTTTGTTAAAGCCTCTCAAGCTGCAAGTGCATGACTACTATTTCCGTCTAACGCAATAATGTCATTTCTACCACTGGTACATTGAGAGATTGCTGTTGTTAAAGAAGTTTGGATTGGACTTGTTCAATCTTCATAAGTAAGATTTGCTAACTTAGAAAATTGACTGTAATAAGTATTACTTGAATTAAATACAAAATATACATTACCTAATGTTGGATAACCATTCATTATAGTTGCATATTTTTTTATATAATCTATTTTCTGTTTTAATGAGTTAAATCACATTGTTTAATTATTTAAATTGTAAAATAAGGAGTTAAACCTCTATTACGCAATTGCTGCTTCAATAAGATAAGCACATTTTTCATCTATTAGTTTTTGCTGGAACTTATCAGAGATTTGAATGTATTCTGATTTTCTTTGGATTGTTTCTAATCATCCTTGTCCTTGTCCTAATACCTGTATTCTTCTTGGTGCTTTTTTCTGATATGTGAAAGCAAAACTTCTTGACATAAGAGTTGGAGAATTTTCAATATATGCTACTACAACATCTTTAGTCCAGATATCTGCCAAAGTATCAGTTTGACCTAAGTCTGCACTGTTATATTGAGCTTTTCAAACTAATAGTCTGTCAATTCCAAATAAAGAACCTACTGCGGAAAGAATCATATCAGAAGAAATTTTTACTGCTCAAGGAAATCTGTCTACAATATCTGGATGAAATCTTAATTTTTGTAATACATCCCAAGCTATAATCATAGTATTAGGGATTTTTCATGATGAACTTCTTACTGTTGTTATAGCTGTATCAATATCATCAAACGGATCTGAATTTGTATAATCACTCCATTGTGAAGTTCAAGATAATGTTGTATAATTAGTATATGTTGAGTTAGATGTAACTGTATCTGCTAACGCTTTTTCTTTATATACAAACATTCTTTGTGTTAAGAATTCTGTTATATCACTTCTAGGTTTCAATGGTCTTTCTGCATTCTCAAGAATTTCTTCTGGAATGAATTCTCAAAGAACATGGTCTTCCAAAACGTAATGGTCTGCTGAAGAAACATCTGTTGTAACAATATTTCATTTACCTCAAACTGCTCTTCTGTTTTCAATATATCTCATATTATCCATAGCATAAGAATATATTTTTCATGAATCTTTTGCTACTTGTACTATAGGAGCAATTTGCTCTGCTATAAATCATTCAGGTTTGTATGCCAAAGAAATTTGAGTCAAAGGCACACTAGTATATACATCACTTAGTTGCATTGTTAAATTTTGTTAATAAATAAAATAATTAAAATGAATCGTATCTTAAATTAGGTGCTACGATTAAAATCATACCTATATCTCAATCGTCAACTGTTTCTATTGCTATTCAACAAATCAAATCACCTGCTGTAGTTGTTGCCTCTAATGCTGAATCTGTTGTTGCTGTTAACAGATTTCCTTTTGTCCAACCTCAAGAACAATGTGCTAAACTATATCAAGCTGTTCTTACTGATACCATTTGTCAAGCTGTTGCTTGTTTATTTTGTGTAAATCAAATAACTCTAGTTGTGTTTGTTGCTGCTACTACAACTTCATTAGACGCAGTTCATAAATTAACAGGTCTATAATTTGTTGTTATAGCTGCTTCTGCTTTGAATGATACATCTGTACCACTTCAATATCCTTTTACTCATCCTGTATTAACCATAATATTTTTTAATTAATAAATAAAATTAAATTTTCTTTAGTGCTTGAGCAATTGTAATTCCTTCTTCATTTGCAAGAATTCTTGCTTGCTCAATCATTTCTAATTCTTTATCTTCTTCTGATTTTTTCTTTATATCTTTTGAATGTCATTTCTCTGAAAAATCTATTGTTTTAATTTTACTTAATAACTTAATAAATTTTTCTGCCATAGGTTCAGATAATGACAATGAAAAGTCAACAAAGTCTTTTAAATCTTTTGGAACGATAATTCCTTTTTTAGTTTTTTCATTAAAAGAAAATGTTTTAAATCTATCATTTAAGTCTCTTGACCTAGCTTCTCTTTGAAGTTTAGAAACTTGTTTTGCAAGCTCTTTAAACTCATTATATTCACTAGCTTTTATTGAAACAATTTCTTCTTTTGCTTCAATTTTCTTTTCTTCTTCTTCTTTTTTTTCCTCTTCCTCTTCCTCTTTTTCTTCACTTTCTTCTTCTTCTTTTTCCTCTTCTTCCTCTTCTTCTTTTTCATTTTCTTCTGACTTATCCTCGTCTTCTTTATTTTCCTCTTTTCATACTACTTCTTCCAATCATTCTTTGTTTTCTTTTTTCTCTTCCTCAGACAGTTCTTCGAACTTACTAATTAGAGATGTTTTTTCTTCCTCTGTTAAACTAGCTTTCTTAGCCATTTGTCAAAGGAGTTCTAAGTATTCTTTCATTTTTAAATTTTTAATAAATAAAATATAATTATTTTGTTTTTCAGTAGCGTCCTCATTTGCCATTAAACTTTGCATGTTCTTGAAAAATGGTCTATTTGTAAACGCTCATCAAACAAGTAAATTCTTTAATAATTCTCCTGTCTCTTCATCTTTATATTCTCATAATATGATTTCAGGACTAAAATATTTATATGCTCATTTGCTTAATAAATCAGCTCACATCTTAGTTAATTCTATTGTAGCATATAACGCATCTTTTCATTTCTTATATATTTTTTTAAATCGTCATAATGCTTTATGTTCTGGTTCGTGGTTCTCATCTACTGCAAGATCAATTTGTCTTTTTTCCCTATTAAAATTTTCTATAACATCATTTAATACTTTTTCATCTATTTTAATCTTTCAATATTGTTGATGTTTCCATTCTCAACTTCTCATTATTTGTATATCAATTTTATCTCATTCCTTTAGTTCTGATAGCTCCTTAAATTCTTCAAATATATATGCTTTCATTTTATTTTAAATTATTATCTAAAATTTCTTTGAATCATTTAATACTTTTTTCTAATTCTTTTATTCTTTTTTTATGTTGTTCCTGTCTATTTTTATACTTTCATTCCTTTACTAACTTATCTAATTTTTCTTGTCTATTTTTTATTTCCTGTTTTATAATATCTATTGCTAAACTATCTTTTAATACCTTAGGAGTTTTCATCATATTATTTTGACTTATACTCCTATTAACTGGAATACTCTTAGGTATTCAGGTTATTCTTGGTTTAAACTCTTCATCCATCAGTATTTCTACCCATATAGACCTACAATTATAATGGTTAGGTGGTGCATACATATAGAACTCTGAACTTCATGGTTTAACTATCCTTCAATCTAAACTTAAACATAATGGAGTCGTCCTTGAATCTAATATCGCACTATATTGCATTGCATAAACTTTCTCAGGATAAGTTTCAAAAACCGTTGTTCTCCCTAGGTTTAAACCTCCCTGTAATACCAAAGTTCATGCTCATTGTGCCTTTTTATCTATTGATTTACCTAATATATCTCTTACTACTGGAATAACCTCTGTATTTGATGTTTTACTTATTCATCATTTGCTGTTTATTATTTCTGTAGTAATGGTCTTCGCGTCATTCTGTATATCATTATATATCTTATCAACTATTGAACTAACCTGTATTTTTAAACTATTAATTACTTCAGCCTTATTTCATGGTATTGGTACTCACATTTCTGTACTTGCTCAGGTTTTACCTTGCTCATATAATTTCTTATTTAATTCAGACATTAACCTTACTGTTTCTCACTTGAATTTAACTTTTAACTCCTTTATTTTTTTTATGTCTTTTCTATTAATTGCTATCTTTATATTGTTAATTATATCATCCAAAGTCTTATCCTTAATTAGTTTAAACTCCTTATTAAATATCCTTTCGAACTTATCCAAATTCCTTTGTATCTTTAAAAAGTTTATCTTTCTTTCTGCAAAAGTCATTGGTCTTGGACTTAATCTTTCATACTCATTAAATATCATATTATTGTTTAGGATTTTTTTTTTACATCTTCTGAAAGCCCTTTCATGAAATCATTATTTATTAACTTACTCAATTCACTAAAATAAAATTCATCAAACTCAGTTCCTTTAACTTCTTTATCTGGAACCTCTTTTTCCTTTTTATCCATAATCTCATCATCCTCATTAGGCATTTTTTCTTGTTTAACTTTCTGTTCTAACCTCTCCTGCTCCAATAATTTCTCCTCTGTTAATTCTTTCTTCGCTGGAAGGTCTAACTCTGTTCTTATAAATTCTTCCAAATCATCATCTGGTCTTATTATATTACTAGTTGCTAACTGTGATAATACAGCACTTAGTTTATCATAACTTACACTTCATAACTTCTTATGTTTTATCTTCGGGTATCTATCTGTATCAAAGTTTAAATCAATCATTTCCTTTACTAAATACCTGTTTAATGTGTCCTCTATCTGTTTTGCTACTGCCTCTAATCATAATAAAAACAAATCACTTTGGTCTTCACTTAGTGCTCTGCTTCAACTCTCTGTAGCTCAAAGCTCTAAAAACTGTGCTAAAATATTTTTACTTATCTCTCTATTATGAAATTTAACTGACTCAAATATATTAGATTGACCTCAAGCATTAATTTGAGCAAACTCAAATTTCCAATTTTCTCATGGAAGTACAACTCATGTTTGTTGAGTTGTTCTTATATTCTTAACTATGTTTAAAGCCTCATCCTTATCGTCTTGTGTTGCTCAATTTGGTAGTGTAATTATTGGAAATCACGCTCATCTTTCTTGTCTTATAGAATCAAATATTAATAACTTATCTTTGATATACCGATTCTTGTAAGCACTTCTTAACACACTTATTCACTCATAGTTGTCTCATTCTCTCCTAAAAGAAAATATTACTAACTTTTCAGCTGGAATACTAACATAATTTTCTCATTCATTTTCTCACTCTTTTAATACACTAGTTAACATCTGTGTTACTCAAGGAGTTTCTTCCAATGTTTCCCATTTATCTATAGTTTCCTGTTTTCTCCATCATAATTTTTTTAACCGTATTTTATCATCTTCAAGTTTAAATATTTTTTCAAAAACTGAAAATCCAAAAGGCAACATTGTTAAAATCTCTCTTAATAAATCATCTCGATTTTGTTCCAATCTTTCAAAAAATAATTTTTCTACAAATTCCTGCATTTCTTCATCCTCTTTTTGTATCTCTCAATTCTCATCAGTTGATGATTCAATAAACCATGAAGTAGAACGAATAGGCAACTCCATAGACAATAGTGTTGCATATACCTGAGAATCACTCCTTCTCATTTTTTCATATACTCATAATCAAGTTGTTCAACTCAAATCGCTATTATATTCTTCATCCAGTACTCAACTGTATAATTCTGTTCAAGAACCTCAAAAATTTACAGCCATATCTTTTAGAGTTAAGTTTTTATTAGTTTGTCAAGTAGGTGAAATTTGTGACAAACCTACATTCTTTTTCTCATCTTTAGGCATAGAAAATTTATTTGATAATAAAAAAAGTATAAGATTATTTTTCTTATACTGTTTTTTTTTTAAAATACAAGTATCTAAAATTTATAAGCGTTTCATAATTCTATATAATCTTTATTCAATCATTGATTTAATTCTCTAATTTCTTTCATACTTTGTCATCATTTTGCTAACTCCATAATTCAGTATCTTAAACTATCTACTGCATGGTCTTCCATTCCTTTCTTCATCATATCTTCAACCTTGATATCGTCATATATCATCTCTGGTAGTGTCCTGATAAGATTTTCACAGTTACTTGTTATCTTCAATCTACTGGTTATGTCTCAAGTGTTCGGGTCTTTATATGGTTTTAAGTATTCTCTTACTATATCCCATCAATCAATCCTTTCATTGTTACCTGGATACAATCTTAATCACTGTTTTTTGAACTCTTTTTGAGCTGTTGTCTCATTTGATTCACTTCTTTTATTAACAAAACTTGGGTCTCATACTATCATATCAATAGTTTCTTCTGATGTAGTACGCTTTTTAATATTTCATGCTAATACAAAATAAGTATTTTTAGGTTTATAGTATTCTCTATAAACAATTATATTTCATTGAGTATCTAAACACATCCAATACACAGCACTCTCATTTGAGAATCAATAATCAATACTTATTATCCTACGCTTCACTTCTCTTCGAGTAGGTACAAAAGGTTTTATTACATGTATCTCACGCCTAAACTCATCAAAAAACTGTCCTTCAAAAGCGTCCCAATCTCACTCAAGGAATGCCCTCCTTTTCATTTCAGGAAGCATTTGTAACCTAGCTAGATACGCAGGGTCTTTTTCAATAAGATATTTGTTATCATAAATTTTAGCAGGTATAAAACTAAAATGGTCTGGGTTTTCATCTCTGTTAAATTTTCTATCAATCCATATTCTTCTTACTCGCTTATGTCAAATTCATCATGGATTCGTACTAGCAAAAAAATTAGGTTCATAATTTTTGGTCGTTCTTAAACTTCAAACCAATATCTTAAATTCATCCTCACTCCAGTGAGTCAACTCCTCTATACACATAAAATCGTACTCCAAACCCTGATAGTTTAGTACATCTTTTTTATTCTTACAATAAGAAAACCTTATAGTGGATTTATTATTGAATGTCATAATATTTTTACTAGCATTGAATTTTATACAATCTTTTGGTACTTCCATCAACATAGGTACTACCATATTTTCTATAATTTCAGGCATTGTCCTTCTTAAAACCAATCATCTTAAATTAGGATATCACATACATTGTTTAACACATTCTGCTCTCATAGCATAACTTTTTCCTCCTCATCTTGCTCATCAAATTAATCTAAATTTATGAGTATCCAAAGTAAACTCTCTTTGTTTAGGTTGTAACTTATATATTTTTATTTGTTCTACCATATTATGTTTTAAATATCTAATATTCATAAAAAAATAATATTCTATTTTTGTATAACCATATTTTTCTTTTGTCTCAATCAACATATTGTATGGTATTAATAAATTTTAATCATTTAACTTTTATTTTTTCCATAAATGAATCCAATCATTCATCAATGATTATTTCTGTTCATTCATTTAATAAAATTTTAATCATCTTTAGTATATAATCAAAATAAAGATTCCAATATTAATACAAACAAAGCTATACTTCAAACTGAAATACTCATTAAAATTATAATAAACAATTGTTGCATTATTTCATCTACCGTCATATTATCTATTAACTGATTCCTAAAATCATGTATTTTCCTAAATACATTTTTCTTTTCTTTTTTATCTAATCATCTAATTTTATTCAACATGATAAAATTATTTTTAAAAAGTATTGTTTTTCAACTTCAATTCTTTTCTTTTCTAACATCTCCCATGTATCCAAAACTTTTATTAATTCTCTAGCATTTTTCTCTATTACCTTTTTATGGATATCTTTTTTTATTTCAAGTATCGACTTATCCAAATTTAACATTTGATTTGTTAAACATTCTTTCATAATTATTCTTTATCACAATTTAAAAAACTTTTTACTTTTTCCTCAACTATTTCTTGTATAAATTCTTTTTTACTAATATGTTTTTTTATCTCTTCTCATATCTTTCTACCAATATCTTTTCAAAGCATTTCCTCAACTCATGTACTTATTTTTTCATAAAAATAATCATTATCAACTATTCAATCTAAAGAATTTTCAATAATATATTCAAGTTTTTCTTTTATTAGTTCCATATCCTTTATTTCTAATTCTATTTTCATTCTTTTTCTTTATTTAATAAAAGTTCTAACTCCTCAACTCTTCTTAATACTATAATTTGTAAACTATCCAACTGCTCAATTATATCTTTTTTAATATTATCAATAACTCCAAACATAATACTTACATCTGTATGTTCTTTTTGTAATTCTAATTTATCCATTATTATTTTATTAAATTATAAATATATTCTATACACTCATCATCTTGTTCTTCTATTGGTTTTCTTTTAAATTCCCATAAATTCATTAATTTTCAAAAATAAGTATCAAACCATGAAACATTATTATATCAATTTGGTTGTGCTACTTTACAAAATATTTCTTCTCATAATTCAAAATTATTTCACCAATCTAAAACATCTCATATCATTACTGGATTTACTTTCATTCAACATATCTCTATTTTATCCGTTTCAACAATCACTTCATATATCTTAGAAATCTTTTCTTGTTTATTCATTATTTTTTACTTAAAACATATAAAACAAATATTACTATCAATGTAGTTATAAATCCAACTGGTATTGAAATCATTGTTATTAAGATAATATCCTCTACTGTCATTATATTTTAATTATAAAAATAAAAACTTGTCGTAGTATTTTTAATTTATTAATAAAACCTTTTTCAATTTTAATAAATTGATTTTTTTCTAATAAAGAATTTGCTTCAGATGAAAGCTCAAATTTACTATTATCTTTAAATAAAATAAAACTATTACTTATATAAATATCTTTTTTCATATTATATATTAAATTATAAAACTGTCATTATTTTCTTCCATTCAAACCCCTGTATATGGAGTATAGGCACAATAGGTTTTCTTACGTTTTTTTAATATGTCAACCTTTATTCATCTTTGATAAATCAACTCTTTGGTACATCAAATACCACCTGTTTTGCCCCAATATCCATTTCTCCCTTTTCTATTTGGGTTGGTTCTCATAACTCAATCTTTAATAAATTAATAATAGTCTTTATATCATTTATACTTAACCTATCAAAATCATTTAGTAATCTAATAGCTAAATCATTTATACTTTTTATCTTTGACTTTCTTAAATTTTTTAAAACTTTCATCCGCTGTTCATCCAATTCATCTTTTATTCTATTCTCATATTGCTTAGTCTTTATTTCTCAAAACTTCTTCTTTTCCTTCAACCATCAACAGCTCTTCTGCTTAGTATATGTGTTATATCAGATATTATGCTTCTTAAAAAATCCTTTGATAGTCATTTCTTTGTCAGTCATCCACTTACGTTTGAGGATGTTTCGGTTATATTTTGTATCAGGCATTTTTATGTGTTATTTTCTAAATTTTTTATTGTATTCTCTAAACTGTATTTTAATATGATATCCTGTTCAGTTATATTCATTTTGTTAGAGATTTTTAATATATGATTTAATATTAATTTCTTTGTATCACTATCACTGCATTCTATAATAACAGCGTTTTTAATTTCCTTTCATTTATCTTTTTCCTGCTCATCAACTGTAAAATCAAAATCATATTCCAACAACTCTATCTTAGTATGTATTTCTTTAATCTCATAAGGTACATTATCCTTAATCTCATCCAACTTATTTTCTTTTTTCAATGACTGAAACAATTCAGCCTCCAAAATATCATCTACTGGTATCTTAATCTTTTCTATTGAGATTGTTTTCGCTATAGCTTTTTCTCTACTCATCTTTCAGTGATTTACCACCTTTATTTTTCCTTTATATCATAAATCATTCAAAGCACATCGTCTATGAAATCAATCTATTATTTCATATTTTTCCTTACCTAATTCTCTTACCTCAATCTTTTGTCCATATCAGTTATTCTGTAATGATTTCTTCACTTTCAGATACTCCTGACCATTCCTCTCATTCTCTAAATAATTTACCTTTGGGTTATAATTGTTTGGAAATACTATGATATTTTCCTTTTCAATATTCTTATATTTATTCAATCACATAAAATTAAATGGTAGCCCTGTTACATAAAGTGATTCATCAAAATAATTACTATCACTAAATTGATTTATTATTAATAAATAATGATAATTTGTTGCTACAAAAGATTTATCCAAACATAAAAATAAAGACTCTTCAAAATTCATAAAATACTCATCCAATCAATTCATCCCTAGTATATCATAATCATCATAACTTCATGCATGCCATATCCCATATATATCTACTGGTATATTTAGTAACTCACTCATATATCTTGTTGCTATTATTCAATAATGCCAAGCGTCATAAAACAAAAACTTATCTCATTTCTTTATTACTCAATATTTAAATAAATTAGATATCTGTTCTATTTGTTGAGCCTTCCATATATTAGTATCAGCCCAGTTCAAAAAACTTTTACTATCTGCTCTTTTTATTTTATTATCTTTTCAATCTATCTCAATAGTTTCTATTTTATCCTTGAAATAATTGTATATCCAAGTCTTCCACTGTGCTGTATATCTATTCTCTATAGGCTCTAAAGTTACTAAATATAACATTATTAAAAATTATATGATAAATAAGCTCAATTCTCATTGTCTTCCAAAACCTCACAACTACATAATCCAAACGCTATTATTAATTCTTCAGCCAACATCTCACAACTTGTATTATTTAATTCCAAAGGTTTACAATATCATTCTGTTAAATATTTTTCTATCTCTCTTTTTAATTTTATAATCTCTATATCTCTATCATGATGCGTAACTACCTTTTTACATTTGATATAAAATATATGTCTATGGTCATTTTTTAAAAAACTAACCTCATCTATATCACATCATTCTCGTTTATGTATTCACTCCATTTGTAATTTTACCACAATACAACTCTTCATTACTATACTCATCTTTTGTTATTAAAATATAAAATATGTAACCTAGGACTAAATCTTACTTTATGGTTTAAACATAGTTCTATTATATGATATAACCTTAATTGTTCATCCCTTGTTTTTCATTTAGGCATTAAATAAACAAAACTTCTTGGTATCGCGTTATCCCTACAAAATTTCATAACCTCTTCAACATCCTTTTCATTTCATACCACAAATTTAAATATTGTTCTTCAAAAATTAATGTTTCCAAAATTAGCTAATTCATAATTATTTCAACTATTACTTAACTTAGGACTTATATTTATTTGGTCATATATAGGTTTTAATTCTATTGTTCAATTTGTTTCTATCTCAAAAAAATATCACGGTAGGTCTTTTCTTAACTGACTAATTATTCATTGTTTCAAAGCTGGTTCTCATCAAGTAAATACTATATGATTACAATTGTAATTTCTTATCTCACTTAATATCTCAGGCAATGTCATAATATCTCATTCTGTTTTAGCGTACTCTGTATCACAAAATTTACAATTTAAATTACATCAATGAAACCTTACGAATATTACTGGTCTTCATATACTTGGTCATTCTCATTGTATTCAATAAAATATTTCTGTTATTTTTGCTTTCATATTTTTTATATTAAATTAAACAATTCTTGTCTCGCTTTTGAATCCTCCCTAAATGTTCATCTCAAATCACTTGTCTTCATTATAGCTTCCTTCTTTTGTACTCATCTACTAGTCATACAAAAATGCTGTCATTCTAATATCACAGCTACTGAGATTGGATTTAATAAATATTCTATCTCATCAGCCACTTGTTTTGCTAATCTCTCCTGGTTTTGTAATCTCCTAGCATAATGGTCTAATATCCTTGCTAATTTACTTATTCATATTATCCTTTCTTTTGGTATATAATATATGTGACCCTTTCCAAAAAAAGGCAACATATGATGTTCACAAGTTGAATAAAATTCTATATTACTTAATCATACCACCTGACTTATATTACTTTCATTCTCAAAAGTTGTTATACCTAATTCTTCCTTATATCATCAATATATTGTTTCAAAACTTTTTTTAATTCTCTTAGGTGTATCAATCAATCATTCTCTATTTGTATCATCTCATGTATATTGTAATATTCTTAATATATGGTCTTCAATATCTTTCTCTTTTTCAAACGGTATATTTATCCATCAATCAATAATTTTATGTGTATAATCTATTTCAGGACTTCAAGGTTTTCAATATAAAGCTATTTTAATTCATTTTTTAAATTTACTCATAGTCTTTCAACTATCTATTATATTATCTAATATTATTGTATCATCTGTTATATCCTCCTCTTGATAAATTATTTCATGTCAATAATCATACAACATCAAAGCACATATTAATCAATTCTTTGGTATTTAATAAATAAGACTCCTTGAATATTTTTTATTTATATACTCTCATAAATTTCTTAAATCTTTATAAAAATTCATTTTATTTTATTATCAAATAAATTCAGCATAACTTGTTGGTGTTTCATATATCCTTACTTTATAGATTTTATCAGTAAATGTATTACTGAATCTATTTTTTATATCATCATATAATATTTTACACATATTTTCTGCTGTTGCCTCACATTTTAAAAATGCTACTTTATATCATTTCTTATCTAAAAATTCTCAAACCTCATCTCATTTATGACATATATAAGCATGATCCCAAATATATTCTACCCATTTTTTAATAGGTTCAAAATCTCAAAAATCTTTTACTAATCAATTTGTATTCACTAGTCACTTCAATGTGACTTAAACTCTATAAGTATGTCAATGAACATTTTTACATTTCAATTCATGAAATGTTAATCTATGAGCTGCGTCAAATTTAAATTCTTTTGTTACATACATTTATTATTTTTTAAAATATAAAAAGACTTCTTTTAATATAATCAAACAATATAAAAATGCAACTAAAAATACCTACCTTTATCTAACCCTTTCATTGCACTTTCAACAGTATCCCTTGTATCTCTTACTCATCTATAATAACTATAAATATTTAATATAAAAATAAATATTAAAATCCCTAATAAAATTATTATTAAATCTTTTGGATTATCTATTACTATTGGTCGCATTTGTTCCATTATTATTTTATTAAATTATAAATCTCTTATTATTTTTATTAAAACTCATATTATATCAAAATTTATATTCTTATTTAATTTATTTATTTTTACTAATCAAAATTCATTTTTATCTATTTTATATAAATAATATTTTCATTCTGTTTTTCTATTAGTTATCTTAAAAACTAATTTATCATCTTTACATACATTTTTAATAATTTTTCAATCTTCTTTTGCTTCTAATATAAAATATTTATACTTATCATCTAATCATTTATTAAGAGCATAAGTATCTATTTTATTATATAAATCTACTACATTATTCATTATTATTTTGTTAAGTTATAAAATTTCACCCTAAAATTTCACTCTAAATTATCCAATAAATTATCCAAAAATTCATCAATACCTTCTTCATGTATAAATCTATTAGCACACTTCTTCCAAGTTTCCTTATCAATCATAACTTCATGCTTCTCACACATAATTGGATGAATATTTATACAATAAAAAGGATTTGCCATTATTTTTTTTAATTGTTCTGTTGTTAATTCTTCCATTATTTATTTATTAAAATATAAAATTATTTTTCGTACTTCTTTAATATCTCTCTCTCCCAACCCTCTAATTCTTTTCAATATATATCATTTATTAATGCCCCAAAAAATGTATCATAATCATTATAGTTTCTTTTCTTTTGAATTATTTTATACACCTTTGTTTTTTTAAATTTATTAAGTTTATCCATTATTATTTTTTAGTAATAAAACAATCTAAATTATTATATACATAATCAACACATGCTTCAGATACCTCTTTCCTATCTAATTGAACAACATCTAAAAACTTTCAGTCTTCATCATATAATTCCATTTCAATTGAATCTAATTGTCACATTGAAATATTTGCTTCTATATTTCTAAATTGTATTCACATTATATTATTTATTAAATTATAAAATTATTCTTCTTCTGGAGAATGCCACATTATTTGTCAGTCATTACAACTCATACACTTATAAACTTTCCACCTACTTCCTGCTTCTAATTGTCAATTAAAAGCACTTACTTTTACACAATGATACGCTCAACAAGTTTCACATACTAAATTTACTCATTCTTTTTGATGCTTAATACAATCATCACAAATATTTCAAGAATTGACTTTTCTTTCTAATTTAAATATATCTTTTCAACATAAAGTACATATTTCTAAAGCAACATTTCATAGATTTCACATTATATTATTTTTAAATTATAAAAAAAACAAAAACCTCGTTTATTATGTTTTTGTTTTTTGTTTTTGTTTTTTTGGTTTTTAATAAGTCCTTTCTAATAATTTTATATTACCTTCCCTATCCTGTCTAATTTCAAATACTTTCTCATTAAAAGTCTGATTTTCTTTCTCTTTGAACCTTTCTTCCTTTTGTTCAACCTTATCTATAAGGTTATTAAGTTTTTTAGTAATAATTTGTTCGATTTTCATTTTTGTTTTTGGTTATTTAAATAAAATTAGTAACATAAATCATATTCTTTTTCCTCCTCCCTTAATCTTTTCTTTTCCATTTCTACCTCCTCTAATTCTAATAATAATTCTAATTCTATCATTTTTGTTTTGGTTAATAAATTAAAAACTATTTTATAAAATTAATAGTATCTCAATTAGTCAATAATGCCTGGAAAACTCCTTTTTTAATTTCTTTTATTATTACTACCTTCTCGAATGTAATCGCTTTTTTTCAATACATATACTCCCTAGTATATTTAATATTATCCCCTTTTTTTAAATTTAATTTTTCCATTTTTTTTATTGATTAATAATTTAAAACTTTTTTATTTTTTATTGATACTCTTATTATAGGAAAATTATATCAAAAATCAAGCGAAAATTACAAAAAAGTCTACTAAAAAAAAGTAAACCCTTATCTTACAAGGGTTTAAACTTTATGACTTTTTTGACTTTTTTTAAAATTAACTTAATCTTTCTTGTCTTCTCAGTTCTCACTGGACAACTGCAAATTTTCTATCTAAAAAATTCTTATAAGTCCAGAGTTTATCTAATATAAACTGCTCATGGATTAATTCATCATTTAATTTTTTTAAATGTTCCTTAGTTAATGCTCTCACTTCAATCTCTTTATATTTACTAACCTCAGACGTTCTCCCATTTGCATATTCTTTCACTACTTTTTCACTTGTTAACTCTAATTTCATTTGACTATCTTCCTCTTCAATCTTTAATTTTAACTTTTCCATTAATTTTTTTTGGTCAGTAATCATCTCTCAAAACTGTGTCTCTAAATTTATTAATGTATCTAAATCCATAATCTCATATTCTCCACTACTCATATTATACAACTCATTAACCTGTTCAACCAAATTATCAGTATATTTCTTAAAATAATCTAACTGAACTAATTGTCTTCGTCAATTTGTTTCTTTTGATTGAAAGTCTTGCTCTTCATGTTCTTTGATTGATTCATCTAACTCTTCATCAATTTTATCAGATTCATCTTGTGCTTTCACAATATCATTTTCATTTGGTTCAACTCTCTGGGTTTCTTTACTATTCAACCATTCATCATTTGCTTGAATAGCTTCATCTAATGCGTCCATAATATTATTATTTAATATATAAAACTAACTTAAATCAATTATTCATCTATAATAAAATTTATCCAAATCTTCTTGAGACATTTTATCATAAATAAAACAAAATTCACTTCAAAAAATATTAAATATTTTTTCTCTTGCTTCTCCATAATTATCTGCTTCAACACATCATACACAATCTTTATCAAAAACTTTATCTCATATTCTATGAATATGAGTTTGTCAAAATGTTATAAAAAATTTTTTCATTATTATTATTTAATATATAAAATCTTTAAAACCCCAATCAAGGGGTCAGAAATTAATTATAATTATTTAAAATATAAATCATAAACTACTTTTATTAATCCACGCGGTTTCGCACTAAAACCGCATAGATTAATGATAAAATATCAAAATACTATTATAAAGACCAACAAAGGGTATATTATAAGAAATATAACCAATAACTTGTATAAAATAAATATACTCCAAAATATAAACTTAAATATTGTACTAATAATTATTGCTATATTTATCATTTTAATTTTATTATCATTTAAATTCTTCATCAACTTCATTTGATTCTAATCACTCTTTCAACGCTTCAAAAGGGTCTCATCAATCAAACATCACTTCTAAGTCAATCATTTTTGCTATATCCCATGCGTCTTTGTTTTCAAATAACGATTTACTCAAAGGCTTTACAAAATATTCTGTATCCATTTTTTGTCATTGCTTTGTAATTTTAATATCATACTCTAAAGGACTTCCAAAATCTAAATCCTTAGCAAGTCATATTATTTCTTTTTGTACTGTCCTCTTATCCAACTCCATTGCTTGAACACATCATTCATTATAATTATATACTATACATAACCATACATGTTTCCATTTATCTTCAAACGATCATTCAGGAACATTTAAAGGATTTTGTTCTTTGTATGGTCTAAGTATTTTTTTCTTCTTATCTCAATCTTCAACAAATACTCTCCATCATAATATAGGAGCTGACATAAACCTTATTTTATTGTCTCAATCTTGAAACTTAAAATAATAATTTCATCCTCCTGGTAGGTCATAATCTGTAGGCAAAAAATCTGTAGTCATATTTTTTATATTAAATTATAAAACTATTTTATATCAATATCCATATATTCTTCCAATTTAGATATTGTCTTAAATGAAGCTCTTCAATTTTGTTTTATTTTTAAAATTGTTGCTTCTGGTATTCACATTTCTTTACATAACTGCTTCTGACTCATTCTATTTTTTTTTCATAACTTTACCAATCCTAATTTAAACTTCTTTAAATTAATATCAACTCACTTATTAGGCATCCTTTTTTTTTAATAAAATAAATATAACAAAATATATAATTATTTTATTTCAAAAATCAAGCGAAAATTATGTTAATTTTTTTTTAGTTACAAGAAACTCATATTTAGATGTAAAATAATCAATCATCTCTTCCATTTCAAAAGTCTTAATATCTATTAATCTTTTTTTATTTAATTCCATTTCTTCCATATTTTTTAATCAAAATTTTTTTATCATATATGTTTGTAATTTTCTTTTATGTCGTTCCTTATTATAATAATTACAATTACTACATCACGCATAAACATTATTTTCATTTCGTCTATATAAATAATTTCATCTTTCGATACAATGACACGCATGACATTCTTTTGCTTTTGATTTCCAATATACAGCTTTTCAACATGTAATACATTTGACCCATCAGTTTTCATCTGCGTCTCTTGCTCTTATATATAAAGAAAATATTTCATCTAACTTATCTCTTAATGATACTTTTTTACTTTTCTTTTTTTTCTTTGACATATTATTTTTTTAAAAATAAAAAAGGAGTAAAGAATTCTTACCCCTTTGATACATTAATAATGATTTTTGATTTTTTTTCAATACTTCACTTTTTTATTAATTTGTTATGAATAAATTGTTTTAGCAAACCGCTAAAATGAAAAGGATATTGAATGGTTACAATAATTAAATCATACCAAATACTAATAATATCACATATTGTTGCTTTTACTTCTCTTTTAACTTCTTTCATCTTTTTATCCTCCTTTGTTTTCATTCATCCATTTTTTTATATAATAACTCCAAATCAATCTTCTTTAAAAAAGTATGTATTCTATCTTTTCAAACTGTATTAAAATTATCTAAATTTTGGAATATAATTTCAGCAGTTACCCTCCTTAATTCTGATAATCTTTTTTCAGTAATTTCTTTAAGAGGTCTTAACAGCTCCATATTCTTCTAGGTTAAATTCTAAAATCTCAATCATATTAATAAATATTGATTTAAAATCTTCATACCTTTCATCATTACAAACCTTAATAAAATCCAACATTAATCTTTCTTGATAAAATCAATCCAATTTGTTATAATGTAAATTTTTAATAATTAGATTGACTTCTGTTTCTAAATCCTTATACTTTTTCTTACCTTAAATTTCCTGTTTAATAGTGTTTAAATAGTCTAAAATCATTGTTTTCATAATATTATTATTAAATATATAAATCTAAAAGAGTAGTTACTTACTCTTTTTTTTAATGTATTCTTTCAATTCATCATCTTACTTGATAAATAAATATTATAATTATTTCATATACTTTTGCAAATTATCATAGCATCGATAAAACGTTTTTGGAGCTTTACTTTTGAATATACATACTGTTCATTTAAATTTTGTCTCCTTTACTTTTTGGTCATAAAAAGGTATTCAAACCACTACACATTTTTCTTCTCATTTATCTTTTTTTATAATATCAGTTCTTAAAATCTCATACTCTCAATATTCTTTATACTTATCCATATAAGCAAATAAATTATAATCCTCATTCTTTTGTCTTTTTTCTATAATCTCTTTTACAATAGGTTTAACAAACTTATCCCATTTATTATGTATCTCCATCCTAGGCATACAATGGAATTTATATAACAAAGATTTAATAGATTTATCATTCCTGATATCCCTATACATTTTTTCTCATCAATCTATAACATCCTGAACATATCAACAAGTCTCATTAATTTCTTCTTTTGTAAATAATCATTTAAACATATTATTATTATTAAAAATTAAAATCTTTTGTATTTAGATTTGTAAGTATCTATTTTTAATATCCTATTAATATTTATTATCTCCCCTTGTAACTCAATAAACTTATCCTGGTTTATTGTTTTTAATAGTGCGTCCTTATGTTTAAACTCTATTTCCTTATCCTCTATCTCTCCATAAGGATTTCTGTAATAAATAATTAATTTCTTAGGTACAATTTTATTCATAATATTAAATTACTAATTAAAAGATTTTATTTGTTTTTTCTCCTGTTCAATTATATTTCATTTTGCTCTTTGAATTAATTCATTTAAATTATAAAATATTTTTTTAGGGCTCGTTATCTTATGACAAAAATATTGGTCATCCTTTATTATATTTAAAAGTTGGTCTAAATAAATATCAAAATCATACTTTCAAGATTTAATAACATCTATCTTCAGTAACTTCCTATATAAATTCCGTGCGTAGTTTCATACTTCTTTATTAGTTCAATCAATAATTCAATTATTATACTTAGCTATAACTTTTTTTATTTTATTTGTATTAGGATTTCAATATTCTTTTTTTTCTGGAACTTGTTCAATAATATCTTTAGATTTATAATATATAGGATTCATATTTTTTTTATTTTCTTCATATTTTGTTTTATTAAAAACTACTTCCTTAAATAATTCATAATCTTTTTTCTTTTTTCATTTTAAAGGATATTTTTCAAAAAATGGAATTACAAATTCTTTCATATTTTTTAATCATTGTATCTTTAATTGTTTTTGTCTTTCAGTTGGTATATTATAAATATTTCAAACTCAAATAGTTTTTTTAATTAATTTTAAAATTTTTTCATCATCTTCTCTTAATTTTATAGATAAATTATATATTAAATTTCAATTAGAATTTTTAAATAAATAAAAACATCATTCTCAATCTATAAATCAAGATACATACATTCAATCCGAAGGATTGTCTAATAATTTATTATTAGATATTATATTCTCTTTATCTTTTTCTTTCTCTTTATCTTTTTCTTTCTCTTTATCTTTTTCTTTCTCTTTTTCTTTCTCTTTATCTTTTTCTTTCTCTTTAGGTCATATTTTGGTTACGTTTTGGTTACTCTTTGGTTCTATTTTGGTTCTGTTTTGCTTTTTTTGTCAATTTATATATCTCTTATTATTGGCATCTAATTGTGGTTTAATTAAAACAAACATTGACTTAGCAATATTATCTTCTGTTTCTAAAATCTCTCATTCAATTCAATAAAAACTAATCATATCGTATAGAATTAATCTACTTTCATTAGGTAGATTTTTTGATGCTTCATAAAAACTTTTATAAAAAACAAATCAATCTCTTTTTATTCTTTCCATAATATTTTTTGAATAAATAAAAACACTGGGCAGTCCGGCGAAGGTGAACCCAGTGTTTTCAAGTCGCCGAACTTTTAATCACTGGAATTATTTCATATATAATTATATATTTTCAAAAATCAAGAGTTTTCTAATTATCTAATATTTCATCAATGTAACTCTGGTCTATCTTATAAGGCTCGTCAGTAAACTTTTCTAAGGATTTGATTAATTCAGTATAATAGTGAATCCAAAACTCTACTCAACTACCATAATTTCATTCATGTTCTTGTTGTCGTTTTTTCATTTGATTAATTACAATTCTGATTTTTCTCATTTTAAAAAAGACAATAAAATAAAAATGATTTACCCCATCGTCCTCTTCAGTTTTGTAAAAAAATATCTTAATACTTCATATATAATCATTTATTTATAAAAATAAAGGGCTTTTTTGAAAAAGTTATCTTTTTAGTTTAAACTATTTAAACCTAGTTCTTAATTATCTTCTGTTCATTTTTAAAAAAAAATATATGACTTTTTTCGCTGTTTCACTTGATTTTTGTAATATTTTTCCTATAATATAGATATATAATAAAATATTTTAAATTATTAACCCAAAAATAAAATGAAAACAAAAAATTTAATTAAAGAATCTATTGATACTAAGTATTGAATATTTGATATTGAAATTGAATACAATTCAGAAATTTATATTGATTTTGATTGATTTGATTTCTTTTCAGATATTGACCTAGACGAATGTTTAGAATATATAATATTTGTTCTTCAAGAAAAATATTTAATTGAAGAAGAATTTCATTTATATCCTCATAATTATGAAGTATTAAATGAAGGATTAAGATAAATAAATCGAACCTATCAGATTCGTTTGATAGGTTGCTTTTATTTATTTATTAACCAAAACAAAAATGAAAACAAAAAAAATTGAAAGTGTTATTAAGGACACTCAAAAAGAACTTAATATCTTATCTATTCAGTATGATTGATTAACTTTAGAATTGGAACGGCTTTGGCAGGAAGAAAAAAGGTTGGATAACCTTTATAGGTCTACAAGAAAAACTAAATATTTAAAAAAGGCAAATAAAACTATTTTAGAAAGTTATTCCATACGGAAAAATAGAACAGAAATTCAAGACAAAATTAATAACTTAACCTTAGCAATTATGTATTGCTAATTTTTTATTTATTAACCAAAAACAAAAATGAAAACTCTAATTCCAGAAGTCATAAGAAAAATGGAAATTATTTTATTCACTCAACTCAGTTTTCTTAGTTGACTTTTTCTAAGCTTTCCTGATATTGTATGTCAGGCTTTACTCAGTTTATTATTCATTGAACTTAATTGATTAATTTGAAAATGTTTACTATCGTTCATTATTTTTTATAATCTATATAGACATCGGAACAAATTTGAATATGTTTCAATAGATAAAAAAGAAGAACTAAAAGAAACTACAGATAATATAAATATTATCAAACAAAAAATAATTGATTATGTTCAAAAAAATCAAAACCTACCTCAACACATTGCTAGGGATTTTGGATTGAATATTCCTAAACATTCCAAATTAATATGAATCCTTAAACAACATTGATTTATAGAAAAATGAAAAAATAATAAAACAATAATTACAGCTACTCAAGATGAACTCAACTCTATTCTATCCTATTGATGAATTTATGATATCAATGGAGAAGAATATAAACCTAGTGAAGAACTAGATTTAAGTATTATTTAAACCTGGATTAATCATACCTTAAACTACAGTTTAAATAAAAAAACTTTTCCCAAACCAGCGGGAGAAGTTTTTTTTATAACAAGAAAATTATAACCAAAATTAATATTATTCTTTTTATTGTTAATTTCTTTCTCATCTAATATATTGAGCAATCTCATTCAGTCTCTTTCTTATCTCATTATGCTCAACCCTATCCCAAAACCATTTACAAATTAATTCTAATGTATCATATAATTTTCATTCAAGTCTTTGTCTTATTAATTTATTCATATTAAACTTAAACCCAGGACAACTCTTTCAACTTACTACTTCATTATGTCACATAATTTTTATATTAGGAAATTTTGTTTGAATTTCTTTAATTAGTTTAAAACATGTTTCGTATTGTTTTTCATTTGGTTCCTCAATATCAAAATTACCACACAAACATATTCATATACTTTTTTTATTTATATTTCGATTTCACGCATGGTATCATATTTCTTTTAATGGTCTAGTTTTTTTAACTTCGCCCTTACCTCATATTACATAGTGATACGCAATATGTAATCAATATCAATTAGGTCCTGGATGTAACCTTTCTTTATGATTCTTATTAAAACTTTCTATACTCTTGTTTAAACTTATATCCTTACTTGTTAAACTGTGATGAATAATAATATACTTTAAACTCCTCATTATATTTTAATTAGGATTTAAAACATTTTCTAAAAACTTTCATTTCTTATAATAATATCAAGCATTATCTATTATCTTTAAATATAAATTACCAGTATTAAAATCATATTTTTCTTTAGTTCATAATACTGCTGTATGGTCTAACGCAATTACTAAATCTTTAAAATCTGATCTATTTATTTTATAAACATTATTTGTATTTGGTTTGTTTAAACACCGAGGGTTTCGTCAATGTCTAAAACTTCAAATCACTCAATCTTTATTTGGAAATATTTCTATTAACATTACATTATATCATTAAGTTGTGAATTTATTATATTTCAAACAGTTGCTGAACCTGTTGCAGCACTTCAAGCACTTCAATCTGAATCACTATTTCATCATTCTGAACCCTTACTTCAAGCACTTCAATTACTTCAAGCTGTTCTTCATGTTGTACCTCAAAAACTATTTGTATATCATATTAATAAATGAGCTCATCATCATGCTCAAGCTCACGCACCTCCTCATCATCACGCTCATCAATGAGTTGAACCTCAATCTCATCAATCACCTCAATTCAATCAATTACCTCAGTCAGAAGTTATTGTTCAACTTCAAGTAAAAGTTTTTGCAAACAACATTAAAGACGCACCCCCTCATCATCAATCTCATCACGCTCATCATCATCATCATCAATAATTATTATATTGTCATCAATTATCTCAATTATTTCAATAAGCATCTCATCAATCTCATCATGCTTGTAAATCAGGTTCTGCCACATTATATCATCAACCTCATCATCAAGATGAATTTCATCATACACTTCAATCATGATCTGCCTGTGAAGATGCTAATCATCATGCTCCTCAAGTTCAACCTGGAGTTCATCAAACCCCTCCTGCTCATCAATTTGCATCATCTCATGCTCCTCATCATCATCATCATCAATATTTATCCGATACAGTACCTCAAATTCAAGCTGTTGCTGCTGGTGTGTTAGTAGCACTTCAAGCTCATCAAGCCCCTCAAGTAGCATCTGTTCAAGCACTAACTGAAATATTTAATAATTCAGAAGTGATATTTTCTAATTCTCATAATATTAATCAGTCTAAATCTATTGTTCAATCTATTGTGCATATTCATAAACATTTTAATTTCATTATTCAACTCGTATCTGTCGAACTTAAAATTGCCCCTCAACTTATACTTATAGATGAATAATTATATACAGTATCTAAATTTATATTTGTTGTTCAACTTGAAACAGTTAAAGCTCAATCACTTCAATCTCAAAATAAAAAAGGTATTAAACTTAATCATAAATTTGACATAGTAACCTTTTTTAAATTATTACTATCCTCTGAATCTGATACTAATAATTCATCTGCCTCAACTAATGTTGTTTTTGCAGATTTACCATTTATATCAGGGTCTTGTAGGTCTCATCAAAAAGTATCTGGTCTATGTAACGCTACATTTGTTATTTTTCAACTACTTGCTGTTACTATTGCAAGTCTTGCATAACTAGCATTCCAAGCAACTGTGCTTTGTTGAATTGCTCAAACGTTATCTATCATTATATAATTAGTTGCGTCATCTGTCACTAATATATCTGTTCATCAAGCATAGGTTCAATGAATTTCTCAAACTCTCCGAGCTCCTGCTCATATATCTATTTTCAAAGCCGTTCAACTTACAGCTTCAACAACTCTTAATCTGTCATCTCAATTTGCATAGATGTCATCTATATCCTCATTAAAATCTTGAAGTCTTGATCCTGTGACTTGGTCTCAAGTACTCCAATTAGAACTGTTTTCACGTGGGCTCATTTTTTTTATATTAAGTATTAAAATATTTTCGTATATAATTTCATGCTGTTTTACGTTTTCAATTACAACATTTCCATAAACTAGATAAATCTATTTTTAAATTTCTTCTTATATCCATCATTGAATCTCGTATTTTAATTAATTTTCATTCTCTAGTATATTGATTAATTTTTATAGATTGTGGATTTAATTTTCATCTTTTTCATAATCGAGTTCATTTTCTTCAAAGTTTTTTAAAACTGTATTTTACATTTTCTTGATGAGTACACCATTCTAAATTTTCTATTCTATTATTTCATTTGTTTCAATCTTTATGATTTATACATGGTTTATTTTCTTTATTTTTTATAAATGTTTGTCATACCAATCTGTGTACTAATCTAGGATATTTTTTTCAATTTTTATATAATATAACTTTATAATATAAATCTGGAGTTCTTCATGGTTTTAATAATCTTGTATTAGTTCAATTCCGTTTTATTAAACTTTTAATACTTCAAACTTTATTACATTGATATAATCATTCAAATAAAGGTATATCTTTCCATTTTATTCATTTACATTTTTTAGAGATTTTATTTTTAGTTTCTTCTGTATGTTTTCATATCATAATAATATTTTTAAAAAATAAATACTATGATATTAATTGTTTTGTCCATAAAATCAAACCTTTTATCTTCTATAATACTATGTCGCACTCGATAATGTAATCGTGCAGTTGCAAGTAAGGTTCTCACTCGCTGCAACTGTTTCATTTATTAATACTCTACTTAATAAATATCAACTATCTGCTGACGCTGTTCAATCTACAAATATTCAAGCCTCTAAATAAGTATCTCATCAAACTTCACTACTATCAAAAAACTTATCTAAATACGCAACATTGTCTGCTGAATATCTATTTGTAAATGTTCATCTTAATAACTCATTTCATAATGCAGTATCTCAAGAAGCTGGAGTAGTATTATCATCTCAAATAGCAATGTAATTCGCTTTTAAAGTAGGAGTTATTGTTGTTCCACTTATTAACAAAGCCATTTCATATAATAATATATTAGGAATTTTATTATGATATTCTTTTATTTCAATCTCATCGTTGTATTTTCAATCATAAGAGCACAAGATATTACATGCTACAGATTTATAAACATCAAGCAATCAACCTTGTTCTTTTATGAAATGTCAACGATGGAACCTTAGTTTTTCTTCCATTATCTTTCATAAAATTTTATCTTTTACTTTAATTATCTTATAATTTAATCATATTCAGATTTCTCAATTTATCATTATTTTTTTTTAATTGTAAATTATTTATCTTTTTTAGCAAAAAATTATCTAATTCCAAATCTTTATCTTCACTAGATTTTTTTACCATTTTCATTTCATATATATCTTTATTAGTGAATTTATCTTTAAAAGTTTGTTTATCTATTACTACTACTCATTCAGGTAACTCATAACTATCATCTGATACTCAAAACATTCTTCATGTTTCATCTGGATAATATCATCAATCATCTATATAACTTGGTATTTTACCGTTATCTAATTTGTATTCTACTATAATTTTAGTCATTGTTTAATAATTTATTAATAAAAATTTTGTCTACTTGTGTTGACTCTTCTAATTTGTCCATGTCTACTTTTCAATTGTCTAAGAAATCAGTTATTTTATTTTTTGATCATTCTAATATAGGATCATACCTAGACATCTTAACAGCTTCAACAACTCATTTACTTATTCATGTCAATCTTTGTATAACCTCACCTTTAGCTTGATTACTTAAATTCCATTCCCAATATAAAGGTTCTTCTTCTTGATATTGTTCATTTGTTATAGGTCATCAATTATTTTTGTATCAACATTATCTTTTGTTATTCAAATTAATTTATTTCAAATCATAAAATATCCTTAATCCTCTATATAATCTGGTATCTTTCAATTTTCAAGCTCATATTGTACTATTTTTTTCATTGTTTATCGATTAAATTATAAAAACTTTTATCTTTAATTTTATTGTATTTAATTTTAGGTGTATATCAATTTATTATTTTTTCTATATTAAGTTGTCATTCATTATTTAATACATCATTTATTCTATAATCTGGTAATAATTTATTTTCTATACTACTCATATCTAAAGCATTTACAACTCATTTACTTATTCATGTATTCTTTTGTATTAACTCTTGTCTTGCTTGATTAGTTAGATTCCATTTCCAATATTCTGGCTCTTCTTGTTGATATTGTTCATCTGTTATAGGTCATCAATTTAATTTCTCCATTTCTAATCTAATATATTCATATCTTTCACATCTAGCCTTTTTATCTACTATCTCATACTCCGTATCATCAAGTTGTCTTATCAATTCTTCAACTTGAAGGTCATAAAATTGTTCTTTTCATTCATTATCTATAAAAGTTCATTCTTTAGTTTTATAAATTTTAATCAATCTTTCTAATCTTTCTTTCTCTAAATAAAACCTTTTCAATTCTGATAAAGAATATTTATACTGACACATAACAAAATGATACTGATGTGCTATGAAAGGTCACTCTTTATCTAAGGTAAATTTCAGTATATCGAAGTCTGATTTCTTTCTTCACATTTCTTTAAATACTGGTCTTAATTTGTCTATAAGTTTCGTAGTATCCATATATCGTTATTATCAATTAAATTGATCAATGTGCATTTTTTGCAGCTGTTAAATCTCACCTATCTGCTGCGTTTCAAGTTGTCGTTGTATTATCAATATAGTCAATTGTATTAACACTTCAAGTCGTATATCATCATGTAAAATATCAGTATGAAGATCAACTAACTCATCAAATACCATACCTACTTTGAGTCAAATCTCATTTATCTGAAGCATTTCAAGTTGTTGTGGTTATATCATGGTAGTCAATCACGTTGGAAAGAGATCAAGTTGTTCATCATCAACAATATCAATATGAAGATCAACTTACTCAAGCACATGAATATCTAGATATAGTTAAGTCTGATTTATCAGTAGCATTTCAGCTTGTAGTAGTATTGTCTATATAATCAATAATATTTGAATATGCTCATGTTGTTCATCAACAAAAATATCAATATGAAGATCAATTATTTCAAGCTGTTTGTGCTCTTCAAGCTGTTAAATCTCATTTATCAAGACTATTTCATGTTGTTGAAGTTTTATCGAGATAATCAATTGTATTTAAATAATTTGATGATCAATTTCATCATCAACAATATCAATAGGTTGTTCATTCAACTCATGTTACTCACCACCTAGCCACTGTCAAATCTCATTTGTCTGAAGCGTTTCAAGTTTCTGTTGCTAATGTAATATAATCAACAATATTAACATAGGTACCAGTATAACCTCAACAAAAGAATCAATAAGTTGCTCATCTTAAACCACATATAGCACGTCTTGCAACTGTTACATCTCAACCATCTGTAGCGTTTCAAGTTGTTAATGTGTTATCAAAATAGTCGATTGCATTAACATTAACTGTTGTTTGTCATGCTCACATATATCAATAAGTTGCTGCTGGTGATGTTCATCATATGAAATAAGGGTTTATTATAAATGTCATTTTTATGTTTTATAACCAATTAAATAAATTTTTAATCATGTTCATGCTGTTCCACTTCATATCTGGTCAATATCTACTGTAATTTCTGCATCATCAGCTAAAGCACTATCACTTATTACTGCAGGTGTAGCTGCTGTTGTACTTGTTTTCTCACTTGCATCAATTGTTAATTTTGTACTTAATATTGTACTTCAACTTTCATTTATATCTACTATAATTGTAGATCAAACAGGTGCTGTTGTTACTGATGCCCTAACAGCTGTTAATGTAAAAGCATATGGCATTCTAAATGTAACTTTTGCTGTTCATGTAGTTAAGTCTGTTGTTTCATCAGATGCTGCAACACAAAAACTTTGTATATTATCAACCCGTTCTGGTGCTGTAACTCAACTATTCATTCTTAAATGTTGATATGCCGTTCATTTTCATAATCTTGTTAAAATATTACCGGATCTATAATAAATATCTCAATTTGCATCAGATCACAATGTTATAGTTGCTCATGCTAATACTGCTCATGTACCTAGTGTTCAACTTGTTACTATTCATATAGTAGTTATATTTGAACTTCAAGCCCATGTACTTAATGCTGTATTTTCAACATTATTTAAACTCATTCAAGTTTTCGTTTGAGTTAAAGTTGATTTCTTCCACGCATCACTTGCTTCACTGTCTGCTATTAATATTAAATCTCCTCCAACTGGAGTATTTTTTGATGTTGCATCTGTTGGAAAAATTTTATCTACCATTTTTTATATATTAATAATAAATTATTATTTTATCTCAATCTGTATTTGTAATATTATCATTATCTGTATTTAATAAATATGCTTTCAATTGTTGTGTCTCACTAAATCCTGCTACTGCTGGATTGCTTTCACTATCTGCTGTACTGTCTATTATTCATATATCTGCAAAACTTACTGTTCAAGCTGCTCAAACCACTGCGACTTCTATTTCTCAAAATCAAGTACTTCCATTTGTTGTCACTGTTGTACTACTTTTAAAAAAATCTTGTATTGTGCTTTTATTTCATATTGTTGTAGTAGCCAAAACTGCTCATCATCTTTTATTTGCATATTCTCTTAATCTTATATACGCATAATCACTTCAACTTAAATTAGTTAATGTAGTAGGTATTTCAATCCATCATTGTAAAGTATATTCTGTATTAGGTTTTAATACTATTCTTTTCCATGTAAACGATTTTATACTTAATCAAGCTCATCAAGTATCTGTTACTATTTTCATAGCTTGTCAATTAACATGGTTTGAACTTGTATCTATACTTATACTTCAAGTTTCTCCTCATCAAAAAACTCATACTCGTGGACTTTGTATTTCCCCGCTATTCGGGGTTACATATCAATCTGCTGTGATTGTTCAAGTTATTCATTGAAAGTCTATATAATAAGTTCATTTATCTCAAGCTGTATATATATAACTATTAACATCTGTTGTTATAGCATCAGTAAATTGTATCTCTCAATCTACATTCTGAATTAAATCAACTATTTCATTTTCATCTATTTGAATCTTATCACTTCTTTTTAATAATAATTGAAAAAATTCTATTATTCAAAACAATGTACTACTCGCTTGAATATAATATTGGAATATATCATTTTCTTTACTTATTATACTTACTTTTTGTATTAAATAATCATCACTTATACTTCTTGAACTATCTACTATATTAATTAATTGTCATGGATGTAATCAATCTTTCTCAGTACTAAACATTATTGTAACCATAGGATTTTTATACTGGTCTAATTCTGCTGTTGCCCTTTCTCTTGCTTCTTCAAAAGTCTTAATTGTATAATCATTTATTACTGCTCAATCAAATATTCAATCTCATCATACCAAAGCTTTCATTGAAGTAATACTTGTTAAATCCTGTGCTCTTACTCTTATAGATTTAAAAGGATAATAAACTAATTTTACTTTATCTCAATTACTAGGTGTTGCTATATTTGCTGTTCTTATCACTTTCTCATTAAAATTGTATACAAAATCATACGCTGTTTCATCAACTAAATTTTCTACTCATACAGTTTTTTGAACATATCATCATCAAGTATCAACAGATACCTCCAATTCTTTTGGTTTATAATCTAACCTCCAACTCGCTTTCTCTCAATCTGCTACCTCTATTTGTGTATACTGTGTCTCACTTGGAGCCTCTCATCATCTCACTGTCTGTCTGTTTTTTACTGTTGTTATATCTGTTGAATAACTTAAATCAGAATAATTTGTACTTGAATCTGTTATATTAAATCTACTCAATTCAAAATAGTTTTCAAATACATGTAAATCCTTATTATAATCTATATACCAAAAAATATTACTTAATTTACATATCTTATCAACTGCCACTGTAGGTTTTAAATACTGTATTTTAGCATCATCAAATTCTGCTATTCATCTAAAACAATTTTGTATACTAAATCATCAATCACTACCAAATATATAATCAAAATTTAAATTTGTATCTGCTATTGTAGCAGTTGTTGTTATTCTATACTGTAAATGTGTTACAGCACTTAAATCAGGACTTCATGTTTGAGTTCAATCAATAAATTTATGAGTTTCATAATTCCAACAAATTTCATATCCTATTCATATATTTGTTACATCAAACTCATAATAATTACTTGAATCACTTCCTATCCTAACCTTGAACTCACTTATACTACTTCAATTTCATACTGTTACTTTCCACCAAAATCTTATAGCTGTTTCACTTGATATATCAGTACTTCATATTGTTTTAGTCCAGATAGCTGTTCAACTTCAACTTGTCCCAGTGGTTTGGGATTTTGTTCATTCTATAAAATCATCAGTATCATCACCCATTGCTAAAGCTGTTCCGCTTTCTGTCCAGGCACTCTCAAAAGTATCTAAACTTGTAGTACTGTTAGTCGCAACAAAATCATATACTATTCTCCCAAATATCTCTCTTGGGTACATGTCTTCATAAGTATCTACAACCAATTTATTATCAAATAATTTTGTATAATCAGTACATCTCACTTGATAAGATAATGTTCAATTATGGTCTATCTCCTCATCTGGATTATCTACTATCGTTCATCAAAAAACTTTTCTTCAACAATAAGTTCTTAAACTTAAAGTAGATGTTAAATTAGTTGTCAATGTTATTGTTTTTGCATCATGGTCGATTGAACTTATTGTATAATCTTTTTCTCATGACTCATTTACATCTATTGTTAAAACATCTCAAGCCTCAAATTTATCTTGGTTTTCAAAAGTATTATTTACATTTAATACTGCTTGTCATGAACTCGCTTCCTCAGTTAAATAAAATCATTCGTATAATTTAATTTCAGTTCAAGATGTTATTGTTGTTCAATTTATCTTAAAATCACAGGTATTAGCTCTATTAGAAAGTTGTTCAGTTATTCTCACTGAATTATGTTCTAAATATTCTGTCTTATCTGTACCTCAAATTATTAATTTTATCATTTTTAAAAACTTTCAAAATTATAATGTTGTCTGAATTGTTTTATTATTTCATCTCATACTTTCTCAGCAAATCTTTTATCATCTCAATAAAAATTATTTCAACTTACATTTATATTTATTCTTCATTTTAACTGTCATACTAAATTTTTTTGTTGTGCTGCATTCAATATAACTTCTCATGGAGTTGCCATAATTGGAACCGTATCTGTAGTTCATGAGATTGTTCAACCATTTGCATATCAAGGAACTATTCATCATTTTGCCATTCATAAACCACTTCTTATTGAACTTCATACATTTGATATTTTTGTTCATATTCAACTTAATGTACTCTTTATTGTATTAAAGGCTCAAGTAACCTTATTAACTAACCACATTATTTTTTCAGCCAATCAATCTATTATTCAATTTATTGTATCTCTTATAACTTCAAAGGTTCAAACTATTATATTTTTAATTCATTCCATACCTCACTCCCAAGTTTTGGTTATTGTATCTATAATTTTAACAGTCATTTCAGGTATAAACTTAAATAATCGTTCATAAGAACTTCTGAATCGATTTATAGTTAATTTAATTGTACTTATTATTCTATCTCTATATAAATACCAATATGTTAAAGCTGCTTCAACCAAAGGTTGTATAACTCAAAATAATCTTCTCCATCATTCAATTGTTGTTGATATTACAGTCCAAAGAAATTTTAATATTCATATCATTGCTTGAATCGCACTTGATATTTCATCTATTGTTTGTTTATTATTTAGATTATTATTTATCCAAGTAGTAATTTCATCAACAGTTTGTTTAATCGTAGGTCATAACTGTTCTCATAATTGTATCATAAATCAATCTATTGCTGATTGCATCTTAATTATACTACCTCATAAATTATCCTCCATAGTTGTAGCCATTTTTGAAGCTGCTCAGTTTGCTCATTCTAATTCTTTTGTGTATTCTCATATTTTTTCACTTCAAGCAGCTAACATTATATTCAT